AGACATGGGCTACAAAACAATGCACCTAACTTTAGCAGAGTTTGGCGCATACAACAGACTGCTATCACTTTGCTGGACTACACCGGGATGCACCATCCCAAAAGACATTGAATGGATTGCCAGAAAAATGCTTATTAGATCAGAGCAAGATAAAGCTGTGTTGTTGGCAATTTTAGATGAGTTTTTTATTGTTATAAAAGGGCAATATGCAAATAAGAGATTGCTAGAAGAATATAAGAAAAGTGACAGTAAGTATAAAATAAAAGTTAAAGCAGCTAAAAAAGGGGGAGCAGCTACAGCATTGAAATATAAAGAAAAAGATAGCGCCAACAGGCTTGCAGATGATAAGGCCATAAGGCTTGCCAACCAGAACCAAGAACCAGAACCAGAACCAATTATTAATAATATACTATACAGAAAATGGAGGCCAAAAACATTAAATGCATCAACTAAGACAGCGCAGATGGTTCGTGATCATATGAGCAAAGATGTTTACGAGTTAGAGCTGGAAAAGTTTGTAGAATTTCACATAGACAATAAAACTGAGTCTACTGATTTTAACAGGCAGTGGCGTACTTGGTTAAAAAACCATTTCACATACAATGACAACAACAAAAAAGGAAAACAAAATGTCAGAAATAATAAAACTAACAAATACGCGCAAATCGGTGAGCAAAGACGTGCTAATCGGGGAAACTTGCTTAAAGAGTATCAACAGTCTTAAAGGCTGGCCCAGAGATTTTGACTGTGCGCAAGATAAACAGATGGCAGCTGGGCAAAAGAAAAACATAGAGAAAGTCAAAGAGCATTATCTTACTACATTACAGCCAGCTAAAGCTAAAACTATATTAGGCTGCATTGAACTGCTTGAAAGCAGATACTATGAAGTTGCAAGACCGCCTGAGCTACAAAAGCAATTAGACCGCGAGTGGATTGCTGACATGAAAGACTATCCAGAAGATTTGATACATCAAGCTTGCGTGAATTGGCGAAACTCAAGTCAAAGCTTTGCACCTAGATCAGCTGGCGTATTGATGGAGTCAGTCAAGCCTGAGTATGTTAGACGCAAAAGCTTATATTTAAAAGCTAAGTCAGTGCTGGAGTTGATATAATGCTTATTAACAAAATACATGAAGAAGTACATAGAGCACCTTGGCTAGGTTTAAAGCAAATAGCGTTTGCTTGTAATACTACCCCGGAAAGCGTCAGCTCGACATTAGCCCGGTGCGGTACGTCATTTAATAAATTGAAGGCGCAAGAGATACGTAAGCTAAAGGATTTTGAGATAAACAGTAAAAGTTTTTTAGCTAAAGATGCTATAGAAGCTATGAGGTCTATAAAATAAACGTAAAAAAAATACATTTAACACTTGTACATGTAAAAAAAATAACACATATTGTGTAAATAGACAAAAACAAAGGATTTAAAATGGACAAGCGTATAAAATATGAATTTATTTATTTAGATTTTGATCTAATGGATAAACAAGAAAAAGCAGAGGCACTTGCAGAGGGCAAAAAAGTATTGCGTGATTTATGTAATTTTGTAGTGCTTTCTACATTTGTTTTAACATTTACAGCAACAGCATTAGTGTGGGTAGGTTAGTATGATGAGCACAGCAGCAATGACAGAAGAAGAGTTAAATAAGTATTATGATGTGTATGGTGAGTTTGAAAATTTGCCATTTGATATGGAAATTATGATGTATAGATTGCTTGATACATTGACAACTGAGCAAATAGAAGATGTGTTAGACCAAATAGATGCAGAAGGCTTACAAGAGCGAGAGTGGAAGATATTAGAGCGGAAACATGACAGGCAGTTTGGCGGTATGTACGCAACCGAAGAAACAGAGTATTAATCATGAATAAAAGCAAGCATAGTTATAATAAACCGAATAGTTTTTCGGGGTATTTTGCTAAAAAAGGCATAATAATTTTTATAGTAACTATCTTGCTTTATGGTTTAATTTAGCTAGTCTTAGATTATGGATAACACTGTCAAAAGATATATACAGTATGTAGAGGTCACAGGAACTGATGCTGTTGTTGTATTAGACGACGGCAGTGTGTTAGGCGGTGTTTTTAGTGTGCAAGCTACAACTACTGCCCCGATAGAAGGTGAAGAAGAAACGCCATCACAAAGCTTTGCTAATATATTAGCCTACATACTACATGAAAATGTTACCTTTACTGATATACAAACAGCAGACAAAACACAGCACTGATAATGGCAAAGCATTGGTCAGATAGTAAAAAAGAGTTAGCTGCTAAGTTATGGGCTAATGCAGAATTAAACACACATCAAATTGCTGAAAGATTAGGCTGTACTTATCATGCGTTGCAATTATTTGCATACAGAAACAGGCATATATTACCCAAACGCGGTTATGGTCAGATGCACAGACCTAATAATAAAAAAATAAAATTAGTAGCTGCAAAGCCTGTACAGATCACACGTTATAAAGATCCTGTTGCTATACACAAAGCGAGCAAGCTTTGGCATGATGGCTACGCTGTTGCGGCTATAATAAAAACACTAAAAATGGGCGACAAGACTTTCGTAAAAATGAGAAAGCACAGCCCTACAAGCTTCCCCAAACGTAATAAAAACAACAATGTGGTAAATATTGAATGGACAGATAAATTTATCAAAAGGCTAGGTTTTAACACAGTTACTGAATTAGAAGATAATCTGGTCACAGCATCGTTTGCAAAACCCGGTAAAGGTTTTTATCTAAGAACAACAAGCGGTGATGGTTGGCTACATATGAGCGGTAAAACTGTGACAATACAAAAACGCTACAGATACCGGGGCACATTGAGACAAGCGCTTAACATGAAAAAGACTTGTAGTTTTGAAGTAGATATAGTGCCAGAAGATAAAAGCAATGACTAGCTGGCACATACTCAAAACCAGAACTAACAGAGAGCTGTCTATACATGACTTTTTAGATAAAGAAGGCATCAGTTGTTACACACCATTTGACACACGCATTTTAAGATCAAGTCATGTGCAAAGAAAGGCGCGGCAAAGAACAACATATATAGTCCCGGTGTTTACAGGTTATTTGTTTTTCAAGATAGATATACGCACAGACTTACCAAAGCTTTCTATAGCAACACAAAAGTGTAAAGATATTTATGGTATCATAATGAAAGACGATAGTGATTTGTATCGCATAAAAGATGATGTCATTGATTCATTACGCGTTGCTTATCCTACAGGCTACATACCTAACGTACACATAGGCAAAAACAGGCAGCGCAAGATTGATTATAGTGCGCCAAGATTTATTAAAGGCCAAAAGGTAAGGTTTAAAGCTGGGCCATTGCAAGGCATAGACTTAACAGTAGACAGGCAAATGAATGACCAGATAGACTTATTGATGGAGTTTTTGTCTAGTACCCGGAAGGTAACAGCTATGATTGATAGTATAAAGGTGTGATATAAACACAATATGTGTTGCCATATTGACACAAAACCCCATATATAGTAAATATACGTTAGATCGGGCCGCGCGTACTTTGGTAGCCTCGCCCCCTAGCTGTACGCATTACAGCAGTAAGGCTTGCTATGCTTTTGAATAATAGGAGTTTTTAAAAAATGGTTTTATGTAAATCCTGTACATCCCCGGTAACGTGTAAGAATAACAAACGCTGCATGAAAAAAGGCACATATAAACGCAAAACAGTAAAAAAGCGTAGATATTAACCAACCATAAAACATAAGAAAAAGTCTAAAGTAGATAAAAGTAGAAACATGGCAGAAAAAGCTAAACGTAAAAAAACAGGTGGCCGCAAAAAAGGCGTACCTAACAAGCAAACTGCACTACTAAAAGATGCTATATTAACTGCTGCACAAAGAGCTGGTGGCAATGAAGAAGATGGTATGGTTAAGTATTTAACAGATCGCGCATTAGACAATCCAACTGCATTTATGGGATTGCTAGGGAAAGTGCTACCGATGCAATTAGCTAATGATGATAGCGGTGAGCCATTTAAAGTTGTTACACGCATAGAGTTAGTAGCGCCAGAAAATGACGACACTTAACTTAGAGTTACCAGCAAAACTAATACCTGTATTTGAAGGTGACGCAGAAGTGCGCGGTGCTTATGGCGGCAGAGGTAGTGCTAAAACACGCAGCTTTGCGATGATGAGTGCGGTTAGAGGCGCTATCTGGGCTAGTGAAGGTAATAGTGGACAGATACTGTGTTGCCGGGAGCACTTAAACTCACTTGATGACTCATCACTTGCAGAGGTAAAAGCTGCAATACTTGGCAACGAATGGCTAACTAGCTGTTACGATGTTGGCGAAAAGTATGTAAGAACAGCAGACCATTTGCCCGGTAGGATAGATTACACGTTTGCTGGACTAAGGCATAATCTTGAAAGCATTAAGTCAAAAGCGCGTATTATGCTGTGTTGGGTAGATGAGGCTGAGCCTGTTAGCGAGTTAGCATGGGCAAAGTTATTGCCTACAATACGTGAAGTAGATTCAGAGGTTTGGGTAACATGGAACCCGGAACGTAAGAACAGCGCAACAGATAGACGTTTTAGACTAACACCGCCAGCTGGCAGTAAAATAGTTGAAATGAATTGGAAAGATAACCCTTGGTTTAATAGAACCCGGTTAGCCAGCCAAAGATTAGAAGATCAAGAAAAACGACCAGACAGCTATGAATGGATATGGGAAGGCGACTATGCCAGTGTGCATGAGGGTGCGTATTTTAGTAAGTTACTAGCTAATGCTAAACGTGAAGGCCGCATAGTTGATATGTTACCAATAGATCCAGCACTACCTGTTTATGGTTTTCACGATATTGGTGGCTCTGGTGCTAAAGCTGATAGTTATACTATTTGGTTGGCTCAATTTGTAGGTGATTGGATAAACGTGCTAGATCATTACATAGCACAAGGTCAGGTGCTAAGTTATCACATCAATGAGATGCGTAGACGATGGCCTCACGCTATTATGCAGCTACCGCATGATGGTGTTAATGAGAATAGCTGGACAGGTAAAAGAGTAGAAGATCATTGGAGAGATGGCGGGTTTGAGGTGTTAAAACCATTACCAAACCAAGGTAAAGGCGCAGCAATGCAACGTGTTGAGGCTGTAAGGCGCATATTGCCTAAATGTAAATTTGTAAAAGATAAGACTGAAGCTGGGCGTGCTGCATTAGGATGGTATCACGAAAAAAGACCATCAGATGGTAGAGATGTAGGACTTGGCCCTAATCACGATTGGTCATCACATGATGCTGACAGCTTTGGCCTAATGGCGCTGATGTCAGATAAATTTAAAATAAAAAAGGCAAAGCCGTTGGTAATGCCTAATTATGGAAGTGCAATATAATATGCTAAAATATGATAATGATTTAGGCGTAGATGATTCAAACAACACTGCAAGCGGTGTTGATGATGCTGGCAATGATGATTTGCTGTCAATGGTACGTGCTGAGTTTTCACAAAGCATTGGTATGTCACATGATAGCGATTTAACGTCATCAAGAGAAATAGCGCTGCGTTATTACAATGGCGATGTATTTGATGTATCTGTATTTGGACAGCGTAGTAAAACTGTAAGCACAGACATAGCAGATAATATTGAGGCAGTGTTGCCTGACTTGGTTGATGTTTTATCCGGGGAAGATGTTGCTGTATTTCAACCTGTAGGTATTGAAGATGAGGAAGCTGCACAGCAAGAAACAGACTATATTAATCATGTTTTCTTTGAGCAAAACAACGGCTTTCAAATATTATATGATGGAATCAAAGAAGCGCTGTTATTAAAAACAGGTATATTTCGTTGGTACTGGGAAGAAGATACGTACACAGACACTAAAAACTTTGATCAACTAGATGGTCTTGGTTACATGACTTTGCTAGATCAGGGCTATCAATTAACGGAAGGCGTTGTAGAGGAAATTGGTGAAGATGAGATAACAATAACAAACGCTGTGTTTAGTAAAGAAATAACAAAAGGCTGCGTAAAAGTTGAAACAATACCAAGCGAGCGCTTTGCTGTTGGTAGAGATACAGTAAGACTTAGAGATGCAGCGTATTGCGTTGCCCAAATTGAAACACGTAAACAGGATTTGCTAGATAAAGGTTATGACCCAGAAAAGGTAAACAACCTAACTAATGTTGACGCTATGGATAATGAAACCATAGCTGATGCTAGAGATGTTGATACCATTGATGATAACTACAGCAACAGCATAGGGCCAATGCAGCAAGTCACAATACTTGAGCATTACATACGTGTTGAAGGTCAGATAAAACGACTAATTACAGATTATGACAGCACTACAGTTTTAAGCGTAGAAGATGCGCAATATATACAATACTCAAGCATTTGCCCATATCCCATGCCGCACAGGTTTTATGGTTTATCGTTGGCTGACAAGCTTATTGAAGTGCAGCGTGTAAAAACAGGCATACAACGTCATATGCTAGATGAATTGTCATTTAGCCTAAATCAACGCATGGAAGTATCAGAAGATGGTGCAAATGAAAACACTATATCTGATTTGCTTAACAACACGCCCGGTGCGCCGATACGATCACGCAATGGCGGTGCCGTAAGACCAGTTCGGCTGGCTGGCAGTGGTTTTGATTATTTGTCTGCATTAGAAACAGCAAATGTCATGGCGGAGCGCCGCACAGGTATAATGCGCGGTGAAACAGGTATGAAAGCTGACACACTGCACGATACTGCATCTGGAGCGCTAACAATGCTTTCTGAAGGCAAGAAGCGTACAAGATTAATGGCACGTATATTTGCTGAAGGCGGCATCAAGGACATGATGCTTGGCATACATTGCTTGATCAAAGAATATGCAACAGTAGCTGATTATGTAAGGCTTAGAGGTAAGTGGACACAAGTAGACCCTACTAAATGGGGTAGACGTAACGATATGACTATTGAGATTGGTGTTGGCGCTGGTGGTAAACGACAAGAGGCTATGTTGGCGCGTGAAGTTATTAATTTACAGGCGCAAATTGTACAGCAACAAGGCGGTGCGCCAGAAGGATCACTAGCAACACCGCAGAGCATACACGCCGCGTTAGTTAGGTTTGCAGAGAAAGCTGGCATGAAAGCGCCAGAACTTTACTTCCCTGCACCACAAGAAATGCCTGAAGATGGGCCGCCGCCGCCAACTGATGCACAAGTAAAAGCACAGGCTGATGCTCAATCTAAACAGCAAGAGATGGAGCTAAAGAAATACGAGATAGACAGCAAGATGCAGTTGGAGCGTGAAAAGTTAGCGCAAGCTGATGCAATTGAGCGTGACAAGCTCGAGCGTGAAACAGCACTAGCTATTGAGATGCGTAAATATGAACTACAAATGAAAGAAAAGATGTCATCATTTAGACCGGGAGGTAGCCTAATTACATGACCAAAAAGGACAAAGCAGAAGCAAGTGCTGATGCAGTACAGGCAAAACGTGAATTGAAGCTGACAACCGCAGCACTAAAAAACATGGAAGAAACAGCAATGGAAAACTTGCTAAAAACTAAACCAGAGGAAGAACATAAAAGACGTGAACTCATAGCGCTTATCAATGTGTGCCGTGAGATTCCACGTAAACTAAACAACTACATTGACACTCATAAGATCAACCAAGAAGGAGTCTAAGAAATGAGTAATGAAGCCCCCTTAAGTATCGACCAAGCTGTAAGCGAGCTAACACAGTTAGAACCGCCAAAGCCTGAAGAAGCAGAAACTACAAATGCTGTAGAGGAAGTAGAAGCAGAAGATACTGAACTAGATGGTGAACCAGAAACCATCGACGACGACGAGGAGCCTGACGATAGCGAGGTCAACCTTGAAGATGAAGAAGTTG